CATTTACATCCTCGCCCGTTCCGGGAGCTGATGAGAAAGTTATATCATAGTCGCCAGTTATATAATCTATTGTACTTGGTGCTGCAAAATCTCCATACAGTACACCATCGCCATCTTCATCATAAAGAGATAATCCATCATTCATAGCACTTATCGAACTAAATAGTACATTGTAACGTAAAAAAGGAGTTGAACTTAAAGTCCCTGTGAAATTTGTAGTGGCACCATCACCTGTAGCAATCCTATTAACAGCTTGCAATTCAGGATACAAAGTGAAAAATTCATCTCTGCTCTGCGTAAAATACGACTTATATCCAGCAACAAAAATTGGATCGTGAGTTGTTATAGTAGCATCTTTAAAATCATAAAGAGGATCATCAACATCTATTGGATTCGTCTCATATACATCAATATTAGGTGTTGTATAAAATGTAAGCGTTTTCCTAAATGTAAAAAGACGAAGCTGTTCTGGAAAGTCATATAGTAAAAATGTATTTATATAATCTTCTAGAGTGGCATCAGACAGCTGGGCTTCAGATGGAGAACGTGTAATCCTTCTCACCTTTGTCTTTATTTGTCCAAGCGTATTCATATCTCTCCTTTCCTACGTGACGTTTCTAACAGCTAGATTATATGAATTATTTATGTTTCCTATAGGAACACACAAAGAAGTCTTGTGGTAATACGGAGGAGTTGTTGGGACTAAAAAGGAATCGTAGTTAGTAGTGTCAATTTCTATGCTGAAAGTATCGCTCGTAAGAACCGTTATAGGAGCATATTGCGCATCTATCTGAAACATACCATAATTATGCGGTACGTAAACCCTGACTATCATTCCAGAGCTATAATCATGATCAAAACCAGTTGTAATTACTGCTTGCTCATCATTCGTAATATCATCAATTATTCTCATGGCTGGTTGAAATACTGGATCTGGATTTGCGTACCATATAGGCATAATTATCCTATCTGCGAGACTCTGTTACAATTACTTCTTCAACCGCAGTATCTCCAAGATCATCTATATCAACAAACTCAAGGCTCTGAAAGCTACACCTATGTACTTTCCGCCCAACATTCTTTGTTGGTTTTCCTGCCTCATTCATCTGATATGCATGTACCGGATACCAACAAGCCTTATTTAAATGTTTAGCAACTCCAAGAGGCAATGTATATACTTCTCCATCTAATAGATCATACCTCTCAACAGGATCTTCTTTGTAAGCCCTGAATACGAACGACATAGTACCACCAGGAACTTCATGGAACCTAAAAATACCTTTTACAAGTTCTCTGTCCTTATCGCGTTGATAACGCAAAGTTTTTTTAATTGAAGCGCGATCAACTTTCTTATCATCTTTTACACGGACGATTGGTATTGCAGGCGATATTCCAGGCGTTGTTTTTTTGTTCATAAAAATCCTTTAGATAAGTGGAATGGACCCAGGGGGGCCAAATCCGGCTCTCCTGGGCTCATTTCTTATTCTTTATTCAGCAAGATTGCTAAATTATTTACCAGCTAGCCAGTAAATTTCGTCATTATTGTTTCCTGCAGGACCTGCATTTCCAGATTGAAGACGCATTCCAATATAAGCAGTGTTATATGTTGCATCAGCAAGTAGATCAACAGCACCAGTTATAGCTGTTCCCGTATCGATACCAATAGGTACTACTGTTGGTATTGAGAATGGAACTATTGCCGGAAGCGCGAATGCAAAGGCTGTAAATCCAGTTGAATCAATGTTTGTAGTAATTGTTCCAGCTGTTACCGCTGTTACAATACCTTCAACACCTTCCATCTGTATCATTCCAAAGGCAATATCAGGGAAGTTAACACGAATCTTCTGACCAACTGTATATCCGTGAGATACTGATGTTGTTATAACGGCATTTGCAGCCTGAGTTATATTGACAATGTATCTATATCGCGGATAGAAAATCGGATCATATGGAATATGTCGGTAATTACCAGCTGTTCCTGCCGCTCCAGGGGCATTTGCCATTGCATAGCGCATCCTGAAGGATGTGTTTGCAACAATGGTATCTACCTCAAAGTCCCATCCACCAAGCGATTCTGCCGTTGTAACAGAATTCAGTCGGACGATACTTCCAGTTTGCAGAAGGCCTGTATTCGCAGTGGTACAAACTGGTTGAGCAGCATTTGTAGTAAATGCACCATTCAATGCGATTTCAGCTAAAGGATCAGTATTACTTGAGTCTACATAGAAGAATCCAGTATTTGCTGCAAGTTGATCTACTGCAACTGTTTGATCACCGGCAGGATGATACCAATACATACCACGGCCATCAGTCATTCCTCGTTGCCAGTAATATTCAAAGCCATGTCCGTTATTAGCAGCATCAGCTTCAGTCATATTGTAAACACGAAGCCAATCAACATCGCCACGAAGCACTATGTACTTTGTGTTGCCATCTGCTGTAAAAGAACCTTGCTGTATTCTTGTCAAATCCATGAGTATTTCTCCTTTCTATTATGCTAATGTTGCACGAAGATTAATTACCCACAGATCATTCGTAATCCTAGGAACTTCAGCGAATTTATATCCAACTGAGCAGTTAAGCGCAAGCGGCCCATCATAAATAGGAGGTCTGTAAATAAATTGGCTGCTATAACCGTCCTGCTCGATACATGCATATGCTTCCATGCCAACACAGAAGATGTTATACACATCCCTTCCAAAAGCCGATCCAGCAACAGTCTGCGAACCAATACTTGATACTAAGAAGCGAAGATTTTGTATACTACCCCACTCAGAACGCAAAGCATTCATAGGAGATGGATACGAATTCTTGTGTATGAAACCATCAGTATTATTAAGATCGCCAGTCAGATCTGTATGACACATCGCAAAATAAGCGTCACGAATTGGTGCAGTCCCGTATTTATCTTCGCCTTCAATATTGTCTAATATAGTATATGCGTTGTTTCCAAGGAGCGTTCGAATAACAGTGGAAATGTCGTCAGCAGTTATTTCTGTTGGCTGATCCCCATTAACGCCGCCAACAGAATTTATAAGAGCCGCAGTTCCTGCAAGCATATCCCTTGTAAGCTCATCCTCGGTTTGACGAAGCGATACACCTAAGCGAGCAGCAGCTTCATTCAAAACAGGATCTTGCGAAGTTAAAGTAACTTGCTCATTAATAATTATAAATTGGCCGTAAAAATCCATCTTCGCATCAATATCAACTGCAGATAGAGTAGTCGCAGGAGGTGTAACTCCTGTATTGCCTAAAGGAACTGTTGCAGTTGGTAATGGATTATACCGGCGCATACGCAAAGTCGTTCCACCATTACGAGGCATCTCCTTTTTCATAGCAGCTGTCTTGTAAATCATATTTGGAGTTGGAACGGACAGTAATTTATAACTGAAACTTTGCTGAACCGGAGCGGGCAACAATGCCGTTGTTGTAATGGGCATGTTTATTCTCCATGAAAAGTACGGTACTAAAAGATAGTATTCAGAGCACCCTACTAGATTATAAAATATTACTACAATCTGGGTTGGCGACTCCCGTACTGCCATGGGTGAGCGATGTCCATACGGCTCATGTAAATATCTACCACAGAACAAACTAAAAGGACAAGAAAAAACCGCACAGCAATTAAGCCATGCGGTCAGAAAGAGTAGTAGTGCATTTTTATTTTTTTCTACAGGCCTGCATTTCTCTCCAGAGCTCTTTTAACAACTCAGGAGTCAATCCCTCGCCAAAAGCATTTGCTCGCGATAATGGAGATTCTCCTTGTTGAGGCGCTACAGATGAAAGAGGCCTTGGCTTAGACGCGTTTGCTTGTACTTTTTCATGTTGTTTTTTATACGCATCATTTTTTACAAAGCCATACATTTTTATAGCTTTATATGCAGACTTAATCTTAGAGTAATAATTAGGATTCGAAAGTATAGATTGTGCCAAATCTGGGTCAGCGTCACGCAACGTTCCAAGTGTATCGTTATTTACAACTGTTTCGTAATCAGGAAATTCATTGCGAATACTAGAATCAGCATGTTGCTGGTCTTGCTTTTGAAACTGCTGTGCTATCTTTTTTTCAAGCTCTTTGAGATGGCGATTCTCAACAAGATCTTCATCACCAAGGACTACCTCTTCTTTTTGTGGTCTATCTTGAGGCCCGGAAGATTCATATTTTTGAATCCTTCTTTGAAGATCTTCATTTTCTTTTGAAATTTGCTCTGCTCTATCTGCTTTTTCTCTGAGGGCTCTCCAGTTTTGCACTCGTTCATTATACTCATCGTTCTGTCCTGTTGCTGGCTGCTCTGGTTGTCCTTGCGAGGTTGCTTCTTCTGCTTGTTGTTCAACTGGCGTATCCAGCTGGGCGTCTTGATTCCCTTCTTGAATAACTTCAGCAGGCTGTTGAGATTCATTTTGTTCATCGGTCATAGCACTCCTAACGCTCTAAGAAAATACTTTCTGCTTCTTCTCCATTCAACTTCTTTGCCAACTTTAACAATGTATTATCATAAAAATCTAATACATATTCAAGTAATTTGCGCTCTGCTGGAACAACATATAACATGTTGTCTCTCAATAGTTCACAAGTATCTTTTGATGGAACAACCCAAAGAAAATCTATTCTATCAGGGCCCCTATAATATTTATAAACCGTCTGATCATAAGATGGCGTAGGACAAGAAGTACGACCAAAAATATAATTTCGTATAACATTGTGCATCAAACGTTCTTTTTTAGTTTCAACCACCACATAAAAATTGCCTATAAAATCTTTCTTGCACTGCTCTACACAGGTAACAATCTCTTGTTCATAGCCCTTGTGTATTTCTCGCTCCAACTCAACAGGATCACGCGTATCAGGAGTCTTTTTAGCAATGTCCATGGACATCTTGCCTACCGTCTCCCTCTTTTTCTTTTCTTCCACTTGGCTACCTTTTCTGCTTTGCTATTAACAGACACCTCCGCCGCACTAGCTGCTTATTTTTCTCTATAATAAGCTATTTCGACTTGGTACTCGCCTTACGTGCTTTGGTGCGGCGTGAGCGTTTATTTACTTTTCTTGATTGACTCAAGGCTATAGCAATTGCTTGCTTTCGTGAAGTTACTAGTGGCCCAGATTTGCTTCCTGAATGCAATTCGCCCTCTTTAAACTCGCCCATAGTGGTAGCTATCTTTCTTTTTGCCTTCTTTCCTTGCGGAATTCCCTTACCACTGGAACGTTTCACTTGAGAAGTCTTAGATCTTGGTTTAGGCTTAGCCATAATTTATCTCCTTACATGAAAGGTCGACATGACGTACATAATTGCTTTTATAGCACTGGTTCTACTAACAAACCAAGGCAACGTCTACTACGAGAAAGAAAACGAGCAAGGAGAACTGGTACAAATTGAAGGCATTCCGACAAGAATCATAGCTGCCATGATTGCAGCAGACTTTAATGTTTCACAGGAAGAGCTTGATATCTCAGAAGATTTACTTAAAGATCTAGATGAAATAACGGACATTAGAATCGAGCCTTATTTCAATCATCCCGACGAAGATGAAATTTGCCCCATTGATAGATATCGAATAGACTGATCACGACTTAAAGCACAGATGACCACTAGTCTCAATGAGGTGTGTCACAACCCTTGAGAAATATACATCTAGTAAGTCTGTTCTGTAAGGAGTTGTTTTTGCGAACGACTCCTTACTTTTTTAGATTTCTTCTTGTCTCTCCCTAACAACTTATCTGCCAGTTTAGACATTTCATCTTTTTTTCTGATCATTTGAGGCATAATGCTACCATTTGTCAGGATTTACCTTGGTTTTATGTTTGCCGCCATGCGCATCATCGTTCATTTGCTGGTCAACTCCACTAATAGTGTCATTAAGCAACTCTTTTTGCCCATATCCAACTTCTGGATACTTTTTGATCATAACATTGTGTGGAAGATTGGCAGTAGCCGAACTATCGCTCGAAATCATTCCACCTTTTCCATAGTATTTCTTCTTAGGCATAGTACACCTCTTGTAGAAACTGTGTTAATTGAGAATCAGATCATCAATTAACACAAGGTTACCCTCTAACTACCAACAGGGCCACCCTGTTGCATTGATTGAGGTTGCATGCTACTAGACCTAGATCTAGATTTAATAGCCTGCTTCATTTCTTCTTGTGCGCCTTCCTGTTCAACTGCAGCCTTATCTTGCTGTTCTTGCGACTTCAATAACTGAGAAAGGCTTACTAATGTTTGCAGCTGTCCAAGATCAATATTTTCTATCTCTTTAAGAGCTTTAACAAGATCAAGAACCCCAGACATCCTATCTTTCTGCGCCTCAGCTATACGCTCAACAGCAAGAGCTTGATTCTCTTCAACACGCGAACTTCTCTCAATGGCAAGACCACGATCTGCTTCAGCGCGAGCATCAGCCAAGTTGGCACGAGCCTGTAATTCTTGCATCTGAACTTGCATCTGCATCTGCTCCATCTGCTGTTTTTGCTGTGCTGCTTGAGTAACCGCATCCGTAAGTTCCTTCTTCTTTTGTAATGTGCAAGCTTCAAGGAGCTGATCATCAGGAACTGGAACACCGATTTCACGCAACTGTATCAGCTGAGCAAATTGCATCTGACGCTGCGTAGTTGTATTTAACCCCTCTTCAATTGCTGCATCATAACGCCCGAAGTTCTTGTTGTAAAATTGCTGAGATGGCTCTTCTTCGACAATCCTCTGAACTTTTCCAGGAGCAAAATTGTTCTGTATCATCTCAATCATAATATTTCCAAGTAACTTCTGAGAGAAATCAAGATGATCAAAAAGAGACTGTAATGTTGTAAGCCCAGCACCCTGTCTGAGCATGCTGAGAACTCCAGCCTTGTCGTCCTGAGCACTTCCAAGGAGCTCTTCGTTAACTCCTGATATCTGGTTTATCTCTTCACCAAGCGCCCGTGATAATTCAATTGTAGTTGGTGGCACTTGCGGAGATTGAATTGGCTGAACATCGGTCATCTGAGCCGTCGACTTTAAGGCTATTCCTTTGCCCTGTCCTGAGGCAAACACATCTTTTGGATTTACAAGCGCATCTTCTTTATATATATATCCAGAATTAACTTGTGACTCAAGA